GGCCAGTGACCTGAATAAGCCCACGACCACGGTACCGCTGACCATCGCCGTCAGCCGCCGGGGTGTTGCCGAGGCGCTCCGCCAGGCGCCCGGTGTCGTACTTGGCCAGGTAGGCATCGTTACCGAGCTCGCGCACATACAGCAGCTGCCCTGACTCATGGCCGACTTGAGCAAGGAACGCAGCCATACGCCGAGGGGTGATGATCGAGTACTTGCCCATTGTTGCGTTGAGGCCGGGAACAAAAACGCCGGCTTTTCGGCCGGCGTTGGGGAGGATCTGTTGCAGCTGTTGAACTGAGATAGCCATTGGTCTCTCCAGTGATGGCCGCATACGGCCATAGGGGTTAGAGCTGCTCAACCTTGAGCGGCTTGTCGTCTTTCTTTTTCTTGCCCGAGGCCTTGGCCTTACCCTTTTTGCCGCCGTTGCACTCCACGGTCGTGGTCCACCCGCTGGCCGTGAACACTTGCTCCACGCTTTCCACCAGGTACTCGCCATTGAGCCCGACCTTGAAGCCCTGGGCATTCACCGAGCACTCCGCGAACAAGTCGTGCCGGCCCGCCATCTCCAGCCGCACACCGGCGGTGCTGCGGTTGAACGCAGCCAGCCGCGCCTTGGCAGCCTGCCTGGCAGCGGTCTCGTTGGGGTAGATATGGCGGTCGGTGTGAACGGGGGGCAGGCCATCCGGCGATTCGTCGTTGTCGAGCTGGACCACCTTCAAAGCGCCGGTCTTCTGATCCTGGTGCTGGGTTTTTACCGCTTTCTGCGTGCTGCGGTCGCTCAGCCGGAACTGATAGCGGGACACGTCCGTCTTGTTGACGGTGATGACCTGCAGTGACTTGCCCGAAGTGCTCTTCCCACCCTGCCGGGGCATCACCAGCAGCTTGCCCTGGGCAACCTTGGCAGTGCTGTCGTACTGCCGCGCCAGGCGCGTGACGAAGTTGAAGTCCGACTCGTTGCGCTGATCGATCCGCTCGACCTTCGTCGTGACCGGGCAAACCACCTCCCAGCCGTTGCGCTTGGCAATTTCAGTGACGATCTCGGACAGCGGCACACCCTCCCAACTGCCGCTTCGGATGGTCTTACCGCTGCCGCGCATGTCGCTGGCCTTGCCGCGAATGGTCAACTCGTCAGGCGGACCGGATAACTGCACCTCGTCCACGGTGTAGGCGCCCATGCGTTTAAGTGGCTGGCCCTCGTAACCCAGCAGGACCTCCACCACCCCTCCCCGCGCTGGCAGCGCCACTGCCTGGTCGCGGTCGTCAATGCGCAGCTCAAATTCGTCCGACTCCATGCCAGGCTTGTCCGAGATCCGCAGCAGCAGAAGGCGGTCATTGATCAGCGCGGTAATGTCCTTGCGGTCCGCGATGATTCGATATGTTGGTTTCATGCAGACTCCAGATACAAGAAACCCCGCACTGGGCGGGGCTTCGCTGAGTAACACCGGTTCAGTCGAACAGCTGCAGCAGCTCAACAGCCGGCGCCGACAGATCGGGCAGCAATATCAACAGGCCGGCGCGGTACGGCTGTGCCTCCCTGGCTAAATCCGGGTTGGCATCGAGCACTGCCTCGACCGTGCCATTGAGATTTCCATAATGGTGCTGACAGATCACATCGAGCAGATCCCCGTCAGACGTTCTGCAGGTCGTTGCCATAGCTCAAAAATTCCAGGTTGAAGCCCTGTTTACGGGGGATGCCACCTGCCAGCAGGTGGCTTTGCTCCTCTTCGATACTGACCAGGCACCAATCGCCCAGCACCTCGCCGTAACCCGTAACCAGCTTCAGTGCCTGTAGGTTGCGACCGATGCTACGCAGCACGCTCAGTTGCTTGATGCCGCCTTTGTGGTGCGGGAAGATCGCACCCTTGAGCGTTATCTTTTCCTCCCCCAACCCCACTGCCTGCTGGGCCACGCTTCGACGCAGACGCTCCTGACCAGCCCAACGGAACGACGTCTGACGACGCAGTTCGTCAAAGGTGGCCGTGCCCAGGTTGAAGTAGTACGGCTGCTTTTTCGGATCGTGTGGCTGGATGATCAGCAGGTGCGGGTAAGGCGCGACCGCCTCAGGTAGCGGAGTGGCCGACCCCAACAGGCCGCCGGTCGGCAGCACGTTGGACAGCGACGGGCTAACCAACCCCGCCACCCGGCCGGCCTGAGCTGTGACCTTCGCTGCCATCTGCTTGAACGTGCCGAGCCGCTCCTGCACCTGAGCGGCACCGGTCACTGCTCGGCTATACATCGACGCCACTTGCCCTACCTGAGACTGCGCCACGTTGATACTGCGCACGATCCGGCCAAGCTTGGCTCCGGCTTCAGGCCCCACGAACGGAATATTCTCCAGCTCCGACGCGGCGCCTGTGATGCTGCCGACTGCACTGTTGAGCGGTGACAGCATGCCGTCCACACCTTTACGTCCAGCCTCCCCTGCTGAAACCAGCCCGGAAAGGGACGACTCCAGCTGCGCCATGTAGGCCATAGGCCCTCCTTAAACATGCGGTTGGTCGAACAGTTGAGCCGAAGCCATGCGCGCCGATGCTTCGCGCTGCCATGCCTCAAACAGCTGACGCAGTGGCGACTCGATTTCACGGACGACCTGCGACGGGTCTTTCACATCGCCCTGCACATTGATCTTGATGTTTGGCGAGAACGAAAACGCCTGATCCACCTTCGGCGCTGATACCGCTCCTGGTGCAGCCGCTCTGGCTGGTTGAGCCACTTCGGGCATCCGAGGTGGCACCGGTGCCGCCTTGGCCACCATGTCACGCACCACATCACCGAAACCGGCCGGCAAGGCTGCCAACTGGGGGACAGCTGACGGTGAAGCGCCATCGGCAGCGGGCCTACGCTCGCGGCTGTCGATCATCACAGGCACCGGTGCCGATTTAGCCGGCACCTCGCGCACCGTCTCTCCCAGCTTCACCGGCGGCGGTGCCGACGCCGGTTGCGGTTGGGCTTGCGGTGGCACCAGGCCTGCACCCGGGAAACGCACCTTATTGGCCGTCAACGCCGGCAACAGGTACGGATCCTTGGACTCGGGGTCGCGCGGGTCATACGACACCGCAGGCTCGGTCGGCGCCGGTGTAGCCACGGCTCGCACTGAGCTGCCCAACTTCGGTGCTTCCTGCAGCACAGGTTCAGGCACAGGGTCAGGTTGCGCCGGCGGCCGCACCAGCGGCGCACCCGGGAAGCGCACCTTGTTTGCCGTCAATGCCGGTACCAGGTACGGGTCCTTGGACGCCGGGTCGAGCGGGTCATACGACACTTCAGGCTCAGCCGGGGCTGGGGTAGACACGGCTCGCATCGTGTCGCCCAACCTCGGAAGTTCCTGTAACACCGGCGCCGGTTCAGGCTCGATCACTGGCTCAGGTTGCGCCGGCGGCCGCACCAGTGGCGCACCTGGGAAACGCACCTTGCTGGCCGTCAGCGCGGGCAGGAGGTACGGATCTTTGGACGCCGGGTCGAGAGGGTCATACGACACTTCAGGCTCAGCCGGGGCCGGGGTGCCCACGGCTCGCACCGTGTCGCCCAACCTCGGCAGTTCCTGCCGCACCGACGGCGGTTCAGTCTCTGCTACTGGCTCAGGTTGCACTGGAGCCGAAACGGTGACGCCGCGCAGCGTATCGCCCAACTTCGCCGGCGGCTCCTGCACGCTCGGTGCGGCCTCGGCTTGAGGCTCGGGTTGCGCCGGCGGCCGCACCAGTGGCGCACCTGGGAAACGCACCTTGTTGGCCGTCAGCGCGGGCACCAGGTAAGGGTCCTTGGACACCGGGTCAAGCGGGTCGTACGACACTTTGGGCTCGGGCGGCACCGGGGCTACTGCGTTGCGCACCGTATATCCCAAGGCCGGTACCGGGAGGGCCGGCATTGGCTTGGCGACAGGTTCACGGTTGTCGATCACTACCGGCACCACGACAGCAGCCTTTGGGGCCGCTGGCAACGGAACCGAGGTATCAACCTTGGGGATTGGCTTGTCCTTCTGCGACGGAGCCAGGGTTACACGTAAAGCCTCCCCAGGTACTGCCGGACTTTCTGACTCAGCCCTGGGGGCGGACTCGGGTTGCTCATCACCAAACCAGCGCTTGCCTAGCCACCCACCCAGCGATTCGCCACCCATGCCACCGAGTACAGCGCCGACTGCACCGCCTACTGCAGTGCCTATGACAGGCACCACCGAGCCGATGGCCGCTCCGGCCGCCGCGCCTGCGAGAGTCCCCGCAAGACTGCCAGCTGCACCACCATACCCTTCTGCCTTCTCATCTTGAGATGTGGCATTCATCGCGACATCGAACGCAGCAGCGCCGGCGTCAACCACGTTCCCACCAGGCAATCGCTTGGCCAGACGTGTAACGCCGCGCACCGAGCGAGCAACCCTGCCCAACTCTTCGACGCCGGTCACCACCTTCGGCGCAGCTACAGGAATAGCCGGCTTCACCAGTGGCGACTTGGGCGCCTCAACCTTTACCCCGGGCCGGGCTGGTGCAGCTTGTCTTGCCTCACGCCTACGAGCCCTGCGCCGGCTTCTACGACTGCCCCGGGCAGGGGCAGCAGGCGCGCTGTTTGTGACGCTACTGCCGATCCCGCTGAATGCATCGGCATTGACCACGAAGACCCGCTGCGTGTCATCCCTGCCTGCCAGCGGGTCATTCGCCGACGCCGCATCCTTCGGCGTTGCTCCAAACACCTTACCCAGCAGGCCAAGGCCAGTATCGACCACTTTGCTGCCCGTCTTAGGCAGCTCAATGGGCGTACGATCGCCACGCCCCGCCCGGCCGACCATCCTCTCCAGGCCTCGACCTCGCGCGATATTCAACACACCCCGCCCGATCTTGAACGCGCTGGATGCCGTCTTGAGTGCGAGGATGGCCGCCACGGTACCGGCAATGCCCGCCACAACAGCCGGGAACTTGTCCGACAGCGAAGTAATGCCACGCGCGACGGCTGTCAGGCCCTTCGATGCCATGTCAGTAGCCGGGCGGATCGCATCGCCAATGCTGCGCATGGCGTCGTCAACCGCCTGGGCTGTCTCGGCCCACTGCTGCGCTGATGTTTCGCGACGCTCAGCCAGGTTCTTGTCGAGAATTCCCGAAGCCTTTTGCGAGTCGGCCTTGAGCTCCTCGTACAACCCCCTGTTCTGCCCATAGGCAGTGAGCGCCGCCTTGACCTGCATGTCGGCGAAGATATCGCCGGTGCGTAAGGTCTTTTCCAGAGCGTCCAGCGCCGCCTTGGCTTTCTCAGGGTCGACCTCCTTGTCGATCTTGGCCTTGGCCGCCTCAATCTTCTTGGCCTTCGCGGGGTCGGTCGCCTCGACGTACTTCATGGCCAGGGCCATGGACGCCTCAATGACGTTCATGCCCTTCTGCAGGCCGGTGTTCAGCGAAGACTGGTAATCAATGCCCGCGTCCTTGTACGCCTTGACCACGTCGCCAGCGCCGATTTTCTCCATCCAGTTCTTGAAGTTGTTCGCCGCTTCGTCCGAACTGCCGGCGGTCTTCATCTGGACTTGCAGCATCGAGCCGAGCGAGGTCACCGCGTCTAGCCCGGTGATCCCGTTTTTCTCCATGCCGGCCAGCAGTTGCGGGAACCACTTGGCCATGTCGCTGGCCTCGAAGCTGCCCGCCTGGCCTTGGTAGGCAATAGCCTCCAGCGCCTGCTGCATGACCTTCGGATCGTTGATTTTGGCGTTCTGCTGCAGCGCCTGGATCATCGACGCGGTGTCGACACCCGAAGACCCCTGGCCAATCGCGAACTTGGCCGCGACCGGCGCATAGGACAGCGCCTTGTCCAGCTCCATACCTGCGCCGACCAGCTGGTTGACCAGGTCAGCCACATCGTTGCGTGACATCCCTGTGTCTTTGGCTGTGTCGATCACCGTCCGTGTAAGCTGCCGCTCCTCCGGCTTGTTGACGATGTCGGCCTTGATCGCAATGTCACGGATGACCGCTTGATAATTCGCGCTGATCATAGTCGGCACTGCGGCCATGCCCGTGGCAACCACAGCCTGGCCAATGTTCGACTTCAGCGAGGCCTTGCCCGCCTGCAGCTGCTGGTGACCCTTGAGTTGCAGATCGGCGCTCTTCGCCTCACGCCCCAGCCGCTGATACTCGCGGCTTAGGCGACCAACCTCGACGCCCTGCTTGCGCAAGGCATCCAGATTGCTGTCCAGCTTGCGGAGCAGCTTGTCTGCACCTGCCGCGCCGCTGTCGTGCGCGCGCTTCCACTCTTCGCGCAGCTTGATGGTTTCGCCAATGGTGCTCTTCAGCACCTTGGCCCTGTTGCCTTTGGCCTCCAGTTTCTGGATGCCGTTCTCGACCGTCTTGAACGCTGCACCTACCGATGAGGCGACAGCGCCCCCGATCACCAGCGATAACGCTAGCCTGCTTGCCATCGGTGCCCCCTATGCAAGCTCAATCCGTAAGCCACCAAACCATGTCCGCGTAGGACATGGTGAGGATCTCTGCGGCGGAGAAATTCAACTCGGCCGCAAGTCGCTTGGCTGCTTGCTTCTGCGTGGCCGGATTAAAGCTCGTCGTCTCGCACCAAAAAGTTGTAACCGGTCGCCAGGCGGTTGTAGTCCTTGTAGGTGAGGCCCTCCAGGTCTTTGACGTGAACATCGGCCAGGGAGGCAAACAGGTTCAGCTCGCGCTGCTCGTCGTCACCGTCCGAGGTTTGGGTCGAATTGCGAATATCACGCACGGTCGGCGCCCGCAGGGAAATGGTGTCCTGCTGGACAGCGTTGAACTGGGCCGGGCTGGTCAGCGTTACGGTAACCCGGTCAGCTTCCAGTTTGATGAACTTTGGCAGTGGCTTGGCCATGGTGTTGTGTCCTTGTTTCGAAGAGGGAGGTAAAAAGGTCAGGAGGGGTTACAGGCCGAGGTCTCGGCGCTGGCCGGCGAGCTGGTCGACGCCATTGATGACGCGCTTCATGCCGGCCGGGTCGATCTCGTAGATGACCTCGCCGCCGACCTCCAGCTTGTAATAGGTCAAGGCCACAGCGTGCTTCAGCTCGGCCTTGTCGCCTGGCTTCCAATCGCCCATATCCAGCTCTTTCAGGGTGCCGCGCTGGGTGACGATGACCGCCTTTGTTTCACCTTTCTGGCCCTTGAACGAGCCACGGAAAGTGCCGTTGAAAGCGTTGCCGTCAGCCAGGCCGAAGAACTTCAGTGACTCTTTACGCACGCCAGTGGTGGTGAAGTTGGACTCCATCTTCTCCATGCCCACGTCCATCTCGATAGGCATGTCCATGCCACCCGGGCGGTGCTCTTCCATCTTGAGTGTGAGCTTGGGCAAGGTCAGGCTGGGCACGTCGCCCTGGAAGCTGACCCCATCCACAAACAGGTTCATGTTGGCCAGAATTTCGGGAATCATTGCCATGTGATGCGCTCCTTACGCGACTTGGTCGAGGACTTCGGTCAACCACTGGTTGGTGACTTCGATGCGGAAGTTCGGGTTTTCCGCCGGCGGAACGTCGGTGAAGCGGATGTTCCAGTACACCTTGCCCTGCTCCAGCTGGCTGGCCGAGTTGAGCACTGGGTCCGCGTAGACCTCGAAGTTGATGATTGCGCCCTGGGCTTTCAGATCGCGCATGAAGGCTTGCAGGCCCTCGGTCACATCGCGGATGTAGGTCGAGGTAATGCCCCGGTCCACCGCCCACTTGTGGCCGTACAGGATCGCGTCCATGACCATGTCCATGGTCCTCACGCGGGTGACGAACGCCCATTTAGAATCGCTCGACAGCGTGCGGTTGCCCCACAGACGGAAACCGTCGTCGCGGATGATGGTCGCGATATTGGCGTTATTGAGCAGGTTGGCCCGACAAGTCTCGTCGCCGTCCAGGTACTCGATTGCGCGGGTGGTGCCGGTGATGCCGACAAACTCCTTGTTCGACGGCGACGACCAGAAACCGTATTCGCTGCCGGTGTAGGCAAACATGCCCGCCGCCCAGGCCGAGGCCGGCGCGTCTACCGTCGCACCAGA